TGTCCTGTTTGTGCATTAAAATATGCAGATATTTTATCAACAACACTTGAAATTACTTGTCCTGAATTTTGAGCCGAATCTAACACTATTGAGACATCCAAACTTAAATCAATAACTTCAGCGCTAAAGATTGAAATATAATCATTCATCATTCTATAGTTTGATAAATAATTTGCAATATTTTGTCTCAAAGTATTTGAAACAATGTTTGTTAACTTACCTGAAGTGTCATATGATAATATTTGAATTAAAATTTTATTATCATTTTCTGTAATTGATACTTTAGCCGGTGCTCCGAATTGAGCCGGCATATTTCGAATTAATGATTCATAATCTTGAACGGTTACCGCTCTTTTTTGTGCTGAGAAGTTAAATGAAACATAATTTCTAATTTCTTCCAATGATGGAATACCTGCCCCTCCAACCGCTGCGGTTACATTGACACATCTCAATGAGTTAACAACAGATGAATTGGTTGTTTCTGATGGACCATTAACAAAGAACGATACAGTTCCAATTTGATTGATAACATTTGTTCCCAAGTTAGTTGCCAATCCCCCTCCAACTCTATACTGAATAAATAATGTCGAATTTGGAGTTAAAGTTGACCCCAATGAAAAGTTATTTGAATATTTTTGTAATTCTAATGTAGTCCCTAAAGTTGTAAATTGATTTAATTGGTCTTGAGCAGTATTAGTTCCTCCTCCAAATGTCATTTTTTTAAATCCTTCCGGTGTATATTCAGTAATAAATCTATTTTGGGTTTGAATATATCTACCAACTTTAATACCCGGTTGGTCAGATACTTTTGTCGGGTCTTCAACAAATACCCTATCTTCAGCCAATGCGTCAACCTCATACCATCTATTATCCAAACCTAAAAATTCTGCAACTGTAGGAGTATTGGTATAGCTTGTTCCATTCTTCAATAACACACTTGTAATTCCTAAAACATTTTTTTCAGGTAAAAATAATTCAAAGAAAGGTTTAACATCATTCGCACCAATAACCTTCTTGAAAACTTTAGTAATACCATTCACAACAATTTCTCTCTTTGTTATTGTGTAATTTATTAAAATATTATTAGCATTGAAGTTTGGAATCTTTAAACGATTTGGGAATCCTTGAGCATTATATGGTGACGCAAAATCAATATCATAAACATTTTCAAATACAACACCCGCACCAACAACTTGAGACCCTCGAGCCAATGTTCCAAGATATCTCTCATCCTCTTTATCCCCAAAAGCAGGAACTGTGATTGAGAAGTCTACCAATGAAACAGATGGTCTTTGTCCCGGTAATTTTAATCCGTAAGTTCTTGCGATGTTATAAATTGACGACCTTTGTTGAGCATATTGTAGAACCGTTTCTTGAATACTTCGGTCAATATTATAATGTAGATTATCTGCAACCGCAGCATTTAAATCCAAAAATACGGAAAATACAGAAGCGTCATTAAAATCCTGAATCAATTCAGGATAATAAGTTCTCGTATAATTTAAAAGGTCTGCCCTTATTGATTGATAATCTCTACTAGCGTATGATATTCTGTTGTTTGCCATATTATTTAAATATTAATAATCACAAAATCACTTTGACCAAAAGTAGAACCATTGGTTGAGTAATCTATCCTTATTTTTGCAGTATATTCTGAAGTTCCTTTTCCCGGAAATCGATATATTGACGATTCGCTTGTTCCCACAAAATTTTGACCTGTTGCAATATCAACTTCTTCTTGTGGGTCGGCTGGTGTTATACTTAAACTATTAACCAATAAATTTGGCATAAAGTTTTCAATAGCGTCTCTTATATCAGATTCAATAGCGTTAAATGTTAATCCATCAAATGGTTCAAAAAGAAATTCATATAATCTTGTACCAAATTCAGGTAGAAAATATCTCGAACCCTTTCTAGTTAACAATAGATGAATTAAATCAGCTTTAATTTCTTCTGATTGTAATTCTGTTAATTGTAAGTAGTCTCCTCTTAGAGAATCTCTAAACGGAAAATTAATACCATATGTAACACCATTAGCCATAACTATAAATATACTCTTCTGTTTTTTCTTATAAATAGATTAAAAAAGAAAATCCCAACATATGTTGGGATTTTTATTTTAAGAAGAACAACCGAAACATTCAAATGGACTATCTTCGGGTTTAACCGATGTATTAATAATATCCACTTTAGGTATTTCGACTTTATTTTTAACTTGTTGTATTTTTGAAACATCAACCGCCAAGTGTTTTGCTCCTGTTGAAATCGCTTTAGTTCTTACATAATAACATAAAGTTTTTAAACCTTTTTCCCATGAATGGAAATGTGATGATGTAATTTTTGATAATGTTGGATTAGCCATATAGATATTCATTGATTGTGATTGGTCAACGAATGGTGCTCTGTCTGCCGCCATATCAATCAATTCTCTTTGAGATATCTCCCAAATTGTTTTATACTTACTAATCAGGTGTTCAGCTCTTTTAACTTTCTTAAGATAATTTTTATCTTCCGGGTCAAGGTAGTTGTTAAAATTAATATTTTGGATAGACCCTTCATTCATAATGATTTCATTTTTCAAATCTTCACTCCAAATGCCCATCTTCTCAAAATCATTAATTAAGTATTTGTTTACGATTAATATTTCCCCTCCAACAACTCGTCTATTAAATAAGGCAGAGTGAGCTGGTTCGGTCATTTCAAATGAACCTGTAATCTTAGCTGAAGACGCTACAGGCATTTGAGCAGTGAACAAACTATTACAAACACCATATTTTTTAACATCTTCTTTTAGTAATGACCAATCCAAAAATAAATCAGTTTCACTTAATCCCCACATATCGAATTGAAGAATACCTTTAGACATCGGAGAACCTTCAAAAAACTTATAAGGAGTTCTAACTCCTGACTTACATAATTCCATACTTTCAGTAACCGCTGCGAAATAAATTGCTTCAAAAATGTTTTTATTTAAAGTTTTCGCCTCTTCTGAAGTGAAAATATAATCCATCAAGTAGAATACATCCGCCAATCCTTGTGTTCCAATCGCAATTGCTCTTTGTTCAAGACCACCTTTTAACCCTTTTTCTGTTGAGTAGTTATTCTTATCAACCACATTATTCAATGCTCTAACAACTTTCCTTACTTCACTGATTAACAAGTTATAATCGAATTTACCATCCTTAATGAAATTCTTTAATACCATTGATGATAGGGTACAAATTGCAGTAGTTTCCTCGTCCGTATATTGGTAAATCTCATTACAAAGATTAGATTGTTTGATTACTCCAATGTTTTGGTGATTTGTCTTTCTATTAGCGTTGTCTTTTGAACATAGATATGGAACTCCTGTTTCAATTTGAGACTCTACAATTTTTGTCCAAATCTCTTGAGCCTTGATTTTTTTTCCAAGCCCCATTTCAACAGCTTTATCATAATTTGATTCATATTCATCCCCATAACATTCTTGTAGTGGTTTAATTCCCGCCTTAATAATTTCATTAGGACAAAATAGATACCAATCTCCACCTTCTCTAACTGCTCTCATAAAATTATCCGGTATCCATAATGCCGTGAACAAGTCTCTTGCTCTCAACTCCTCAGCACCTGTATTCTTTTTAATTTCAAGTAAGTCAATAATATCTTTATGCCATGGTTCAAGGTAAATCGCCGCACTACCAGGTCTTCTTCCTTGTTGGTTAAAAAATCTCAATGACTCATTAACAATCTTAAGGTATTTCAATAATCCACCGGCAAATCCACCAGATGAATTAATTCTACTTTCTTTACTTCTAATATTAGACATTGATAATCCAATACCCGCAGCATCCGAAGAATAAGTTGAGATATCATTCAAAGTTTGTAATAAACCATTACGAGAATCTGAATTGTTGTAATGTAATACACAAGAAGCCAATTGAGGAACTTTAGTCCCCGAATTAATCATAATTGGAGTTGCTGGTGATATTAATTGGTTCGATAATGAATTGTAATAATCCATCGCTTCTTCAAATGAATTTGTAACCCATATCGCAACCCTCATATACATATGTTGAGGTCTTTCAATCACTTTACCTTGTGGTGTTTTTAACAAATACATTTCCTGTAATGACCTCCAAGCAAAATAGTCGAAATTATAATCATTATCATGATTAATAACTTCATCAATTTTTTCCGGTCCGTAGTTATTGATAGTCTCAATAAACTTGTCATTAACCACTCCCGTTTCATAGAGTTCCATCATTGTCTCTGAAAAACTATCTTTAGTTTCCTTATGATACGCTGAAATAGCAACTGATGATGCGAGTCTTGAGTAGTCGTGGTGACTACCCGTATATGCCGCGGCAATTTCATAAACAAGTTTATCCAATTCTTTAGTGGTAATCAAACCTTCAGTTGGAACTGAAGTTATTACTTTTATAAAAATCTCGTCAGAATTAACACTCAATCCTTTCGAAGCTCTTTTAATTCTGTTGTAAATTTTTTGTGGGTTAAACGGCGCATCGTCTCCACCTCTTTTTTTAATTCTTAATGACATCATAATTTATGTTTTGTTTAGAAATCTTCTGTAAATGTAATAGTTTCGTTCAATTTTGCTTTTTGGTATTCCATAGTTCTTGATTCAAAGAAATTACCTTTAGTTTCAACCGCGATTTGTTCCATGAACTTAAATGGTTGTTCAACATTAAATTCTTTTTTACAACCAAGTTTAACCAAAAGTCCATCAACAACAAACTCAAGATATTGTTTCATCAAGTTTGAATTCATCCCAATAAGTGAAACTGGTAAAGATTCTGTAATAAATTCTTTTTCAATTTCTAACGCTGATAATAAAATTTCTTTGATTCTCTTTTCACTTGGTTTATCCTCGATATGATTGTTCAATAAATGAATCGCGAAATCACAATGTAAGTTCTCATCCTTAAAAATCAATGAATTAGCATTACACAAACCTTGCATAAGTCCTCTTGATTTTAACCAAAAAATTGAACAGAATGACCCTGAAAAGAAGATACCTTCAACTGCCGCAAATGCTACCAATCGTTCTTGGAATGACGCGTCTTTAATCCAATTCAAAGCCCAATTAGCTTTCTTTTGAACTGCAGGTAATCTATCGATTGCGTGGAAACATTCATCTTTTTCTTTTGGATTTGAAACATAAGTGTCAATCAATAATGAATACATCAATCCGTGTATGTTTTCCATCATTAATTGGAATCCGTAGAAAAATTTAGCTTCCGGGTATTGAACTTCTTTTAGGAAGTTTTCCGCCAAGTTCTCATTAACGATACCATCCGATGCCGCGAAGAATGACAATACATTCTTAACGAAATACTTTTCATTATCCGACAAATTTTCCCAATCACGAATGTCATTGGTTAAGTCTACTTCTTCCGCAGTCCAAAAAGCGGCTTGATGTTGTTTATAAAATTCCCAGATATCGTTGTGTTCTATCGGGAATATAACAAACCTGTTAGGGTTTTCTACTAATATTTTTTCCATATTTTTTTTTTAATTTTGTTGTTGTTCTCTTAATTTTCTTTTTTCTAATAATTCTTTAACTCTATCTCTTTTTCTCTCCTCTTGTTGTTCTTCAAACCCTAAGAATGTTACCGAACTTTCAGTATCAATCTCAAGTAATTCATTGTTGAATTTACAATTCTCAAATACAACACCATCCTTACCCAATCTTGATTTGGTAATTGCAATTGTTGCCAAATTCATTTCTTTTTGTTGTAATGTTTTAGCAACAGATATAATAACATGCCCAACTTGAGCCTTCTTAATTGACCCACCCATTTGGTCTGTTGTTACAACCTCAGATGAGATTGAACTTCTATTACCTTGTGTTGCCGTCCAACCAACCAAATTAAGTTCGTGACACATAGCTTCAAACCCTCTCATAACCGAACCCTCAGCTTTCCACTCATCTTTACTACTACTTTCAGGAACCACACAATCAATATAGTCTAATAAAACCAAATCAATTTTTGTTCCGTCGGCAATCATTTTTCTAAGTTGATTCTTAATCTGATTCATAGTGACAGAATCTGATGGTAATTTTTTCAAGATTAACTCATTTTTCATAGTTTCTTTAATCTCGGTAATTTTACCCATAACCTCTTCTTTATTTTGAACCAAGTTATCCGGTTCAATACCAGTCCAAAGGGTAAAATGTTTTCTTTGAACGATTTTAGGGTTATCCTCAAAAAATATTTGGATAACATTATAACCAAGATTAAATGCGGTGTTTGCAATTTTGGTTAAGATGGTTGTTTTCCCAACACCGGTCGGAGCGAGTATCACCCCAATCTCACCTTTCGCCAAACCACCTTTTAACAACTTGTCAATACCCGGAATACCCATCGGAATCGGGTGTCTAAAATCCTCATCCAAAACGGTGTCAAGGTTGGAGAATATATCAGTCAATCCGGTTTCTCTTTCCCCAACTTGTAACGCTTCTCGAACCAACCCTTCAACTTTATCATACGATTCAAAATCACCTTCTGTGATGATTTTTTGAGCCTTATCCATCGCCTTTTGAAGTTCCTGTTGTTTACAGAACTTCAAAGCCTTTTCTTGAACAAATTGGGTTCCTTCAAATGGAGCATCTTTAACTTGTGTTATGGTGTCAAGAACGATTTTAGCAACCAGTTCTTGTGAAATTTCAGATTTAACGATTTGCTCAAGAGTATCGAAATTAGGTGTTGATTGGTATTTTACATAATACTCTTTAACCATCTGCAAGATGATTTTAAAGTATTTGTTGTCAAAGTAAGAACTTTCAATGACATCCATAATGGTCATTGAGAATTCCTTATCTACTATGATTTGGTTTAAAAGTTGTAATTGAAATGTATTTCCTAAATAATCAAAATTCTTGTTCATATGTTCTTTGTAAGTTTCCTTGTTTTATTAAATAGTTACTTACTCAAATCAATTCCCAAATAATTAAAACTTAATTTTTTTGTTGAAAAGATGTCAGTCAAATCTCGAAGCGCATCTTTTAATATTGGTCGTATATCGACAGTATAACGAACTTTTGGTGGAAATAATTTTCCGTCCAAAATTCTATGACAAATTGTCTGCTCTCCAATTTTAATATACATATTGAAGATTTCCGGGCCGTCGGTAAACGATGTATTCATAATAGTTGGGTCATTTGATATGGAATCTTGATTGTCCATCATATAAGTAACCGTTTTCATTTTCAATAGATATTGAAGTTCTTCTTTAAAACTTTTCATAAAGTAATAGAACTCCAATGAATTTTTCGCTTTAGGATTATATCCTCTAACATTAAAAAACCTTTGAACTACAATATTATCATTTAGTGTTAATAAAAATTCAATTTTTGTGCTTTCTTGTTCTTTCATAAATTAATTTTTTTGTGTGTTTCTTTTTTCTTTTCTTGTTAATTTCATAAATGGTTTGAGGAAGTTAACCCAAGCCTCGTCGTCTTTTGGGAGATACTTAAAGAGACCATCCTCCATCATCATTCTCATTAAGTTTTTATATCCCCTATCGGTAGGGTCTATCGCGTCTGTTAAAATCTGTTCTACTAAGTCTTTTCCATCATCTGTAATTAGGGGGTTTTTAAGGTCAACAATTTTTTTGTTCGTATTATAGAACTCTTCTCCAAGTATAGACAATTTTGTCTTACCGGTCAAAATATTATTTAGAGTTTTAATAGGTTTCTTTTGCTCGATATTTCGGGCGTAGTCCAAGATTTCTTCGATAGTGCATGGTTTCTCCTGCACTTGGGGAAAATAT